CTGCGTCTTACGATCTTCTTCAGCGCGATCGTCGGCCTCTTTCTGTGCTTGAGCTTGTATAATTTTGTCCTGAGCAGCTTTCTCAATGCGATCGGCCTCTAGTTTGGCATCGTCGATTATTTTTTTTGCTGCAAGTTCTGCATCGTATTTCTTCTGTGCCTCAGCTTGAATACGTCGCTCCTCGTGAGCCTTTGCAGCCGCCTCAATCCTATTTCTCTCCGCAACTCGGGCAGCTTCCTCAACCTGCGCAAGACGCTCCTTGTCAGCGATGGCGGCTTCTCGAGCGCAGACTTCCGCCATATCGCGGTCGAGCTTCTCGGCTTTCTTGGTATTGAGATAGGTGATGAATTCATCGTTGTCCATATCGAGAAGAAAATCATCTTCTGGCCTGTATTCAATGAGACCATTAAGTTGCTCTCTGCGCATCGGCAGTAAAGCCTTCCGCGCTTCGCGGACCTTAATCTGTGCAGCCTGATCCTCGAGCTCCTTGAGGCGGTCTTCCTCCGGTCCGATGATTGAGAGTAGTTCCTTTTCCTTGGTGATTACGTCTTTCTGGTACTTGAGGGCGTCTGCTCGGAGCTCCTTGCCGCGCTTCTCGATCGTTATGCGAGCATCGCGCAGATGCATGCGACTCTCCTTCACAAGCGCGATCTGCTTGTCGTCAGAGAGGTCTTGTGCGGTGATTGCCGAGGTGATGGCGATCATCGAATGTAGTTGAGAAACAGTTGGATCAAATTCGATTATTTCCATATATTTATTTTCTTCCTCATAGATAACCTTTTTCAATTATTTAATAATTGAGATTGGCTGGGAGTATGGGGCGAGGATTTGCGAGGACTTTGATACCTCGATGCAGAGAACGTCTGGTCACCTCGCATATTCAGTCCTCCCAACGACGAACCGGACTGAACTACGTCATAGCGTCTACCAATTCCGCCACCCATACTCCAAACCAATCTCAGTAGATGAAACTCCGCTCACGATGATCCCCGTGTTGGTCCCATAAGGCACCGAGAAGTCGCTTACGCGGAATTCCATCTATCAGAGAGTATAGTACATTGCAAACGGCACGCAAGGTTATTTCTTCGCAGGTGTGTGGATAACTTTAGAAAAATAATCCTCTCTAAATTGATTGATTTTATTTCTTGTATCTTTGGATAACTTTTGATTAGCCTTCCGCTTTGCGACGCTCTTCTTCTGGATTTGCGCGTAGTATTCCTTCGTGCGCGGGGACTTCTCGTGGGATAGCTTCGCTATCTTCGAGAAGTGCTTGCTGATGATTTCTTTTTCGTTCATATATTTTTTAAATAATTCTCGTAATCCGCACTGATCTCGTGCCCCGCCTGCACGATCCACATCCTTGCACGCAACCGTTCCGAGTCATCAACTATCGTCGGAAAGGTCTTGACCTCGCCCGTAAGCTGCGGCAGCTCGAGAGGAACTTCGTATACCTTGCCGCCAACTTTCACTTGGTCGGTATGCTTGATCATACGGGTGATCAGCCACAATAATTTACACTCGTCCTGCACAGCTCCATATTTTTCCTTTATAACCATCGAATATACTTTGAGCTGCATATGCTCAGAAACTGTTTTAGCAGTCCATGCAGGTTTTCCTTCTTTCCATTCAGCACTCTTGTACTCCAGAAAATGTGGCACTCCATCGAGTGACAATGAATCAATATATGAGAGAACAGGGATTCCTTCTATCTCGACAGTAAATCCTTTGTCTCTTATTGGAAGTTTTGGAATATGCGCGACCAGTGGGTTTTCAGGATCATCCATGAGCATCGTTGCAATTTCTTTCCCATACTCCTGTTGAACATTTGAAGCGCCAGGAGCGTTCAAGTAATAGCGTGATCTATATGCAGCTTTACTGCTATTCCATAACGAAGCCTGCGAATAAGAAATATAGGATTTAGGTAATATTAGATTCATATTTTCATTCTATAACTTGCTCCATAAGTATCAGTCTTTCGGTGACAGGGGACACACAATGTCCGTCCGTTGTTCAAAGCAAAACGTAGTTCAGGATAGTGTGCAAAAGGTTTGATGTGGTCTGCATGCTTATCGCCCCCTCTCTGCCCGCATAAGACACAAGTATAATTATCTCTTTCAAAGACAGACTTGCGCCAGAGTTTGTATTCTACAGATCCCCGAATTGCTTTATTGACAGGTGTTCTACCGTCTATCCACAAGCTACTCTTTTCTCCTCTGCGTCTCTTATTAGATTCAATAATCTTTTCTATTATTTCCCTAGGTCTAGTTTTTCCATACGTAGGGCTATTTTTGCCAGAATATTTTCCTTTTCTTTTTTCACTTATTTTATTACGAGTTTCAATGGAAACATTATGACCCATAAGAGATTTGCTTAACTTTGCTCGCGTCTCAATAGACATGGGATGTATTGGTTTTTTTCCTTTTTTTGCATTACTAATCTTCTGTCGCGTATCTGATGTAACAACATGCCCTTTATGTGCTTCACCAATCTTATGACGAGTTTCCAATGAAAATACTCGTCTTTTTCTTGCTTCCTTTAATTTTTGACGAGTCTCTTCTGACACATGTCTTCCTTTACTACTTTCACTCATTTTCTTAAGAGTTTCACGAGAAAAAATACGACGAGCATTAGATTCTCTTATTTTTTGTTTATGTTCCTCCGATATATGCCAGCCTTTCTTTCTCATGTTATCCCCAACTCTACCACTTGCTTTGCAAGCCGCAAGCTATATACTGTTGATAACTTACTCGCTCACCCGAATAGGTTATTAGCAAGGCGATACATTAAGTCGTCATAAAAGTAACGAATATGGTAAAAGCATACGACAAAGGAGGTGACGCATTCGTACCGTGCCCGACTGGTAATCACGTCGGACGCGTGTGCGAGATAGTATTTATTGGAACGGTCCACAGCGAGTTCAAAGGAGTCGCCAAGGACGCCCCGCAGGTCAAGATAGGATTCGAAATCCCATCTGAACTGCGTGAGGACGGACTTCCGTATGTGGTCTCAACAATGCCGATCACGCTCTCGATGAACAAGAAGGCTCACTTCCGCAAACTCGTGCAGGGAGTCGTGCAGCTCACGCCGGAGACCGAGAAGGAGTTCGATGTGGATCAGCTCATGGGACAAACCTGCCTCGTGAACATCATCCACTCGCCAAGCAAGAAGGATGCGAGCATCATCTACGCGAATATCGCAGGCACAAGCCCGCTCATCAAGGGGATGGAAGTCTCCGCAGCCATCACGCCAGCATTCTCCTTCGACGTGAATACGTCTCCGATGGAGGATCTCGATAAGCTCCCAGAGTTCATCCAGAATCTCGTAAAGAGTACTCCTGAGTACGCAGCGCGTGTTAGTAACGGATTGCCAATGTAATAAATAATCAAATAAAAATATGCCAACAGAACCAACGCCAAGTGTGGGGCGCATAGTACATTACAAGACTCGTGGATCAGCAGATGGAGTATTTCCACCTACTAACTTCGCAGCAATCATCACAGGAGTTAAAGATGATATTACTGTTGATTTGGTGACATTTGGCCCTTCGGGGATGAGATTCGAAACGAATGTCGCACAAGGTGATTTGGGGGGAGAATGGAACTGGCCAGCTCGGGTCTAGTTTATAAATTAGCCGGTGAGGGCTAGGGATAGATGCGCGTGCCTATGGCACGCGCTCTTTCTTTTGAGAGGCTCTTCTCGCTGCTGGTGTATTTTTCAGTCACGAATACGCGGATGGGGATTTCGTAGATTTCAGTCTCATGCGGCAGGAAGTAGATAGCGATGAAAAGCCCCGTAGCATTCTTGAGTACGAATCCATCGAACGGCTTCTGTCCGATTCCTGTATCCGGCAGCTTGTGGCCGAATACTTCTTCTGATTGCAGTACGAACCTCTCCTGATGCGGGGCGAGTGCCGAGAATGATATACGGTTACTACGGGTGAACTTGGCTTCCCACGCGATGCTGTTCACAGCATTTGCTTCGTAGTACTTAGTGATGTCGGAATAGTAGCTACTTTCTGTCATGGAATGGAAACGTACCCTGATGCTTCTCCCGCATATGCGCGATGAGCTGATCCATCGTGCCGACAGTTGCGCCGCAAATGACGCAGCGCTTGGGTTGGTAATTATTCTTGGATTTTTTTGAGATTGACATATTCTTCGTTTACCCTGTCTAAAGCGATTTGTAATTCTACGAATGGCAGACCGAAAAGTCTTTTACATCCTTTTTGAGCATAGAATATATTCTCTATAATTTTCGTCACTTCTTCTTTTGTATCCATATCATTGTATCTTCTGCCTAAATAATAATCTCCCGTGGAACCCATCGACCTTCGAAGTCCGAACATCCCAGAGCCCGCGATTGAGGAAGACTTCGAACGATTCGATCGGCCCTATTTCCTTGCAGGAGCCTGTGAGATCGATGACGGTGCAGTGAGTCTTCCCCGGTGCGATACGGGATCCACGACCGAGCATCTGAGCGTAGAGTATCGGTGAGCGAACGGGACGCAGCAGGATGATGCAGTCAAGTTCCGGCAGGTCGAAGCCGGTCGTAAGGCATCCGACATTGAAGACAGTCTGCACCTCACCACTTTTGAATTCCTCAATAATCTTCGCACGTGTCTTCTTATCTGAGTCACCAAGGACAAAGCGTGAGCCTTTCACGATTTCTGAAAGACGCTTTGCCTGTCCGGTCTCGCTACAGAATATAAGCACATGCTTATATCTGCGCTGCGCCTCCGCAATCGTATTGAGAATCTGCGCTTCCATACCGATCACCATCTGACTATAGGACGAGAGATTGAAGTCGCTGTGTGAAATATTCACCGGAATTGACTCGTATGGGACAAGCGGCTCGTTGATATATTCTAAAGGACAAAGAAATCCGTCTTGGACAAGTTCCGCATGCGACTTTACATAGAGTATCCGTTTCCAGAACGACTCACGAGAGCCCTTCAGAAGCATCCTATTGATCATCTTAATGCCAGTAGCGGCGTAGAGCTCGTTGCCAACCTTCTCGTAGACGGTCTCGAGGCGAAACATCGTTGCTGTCATCCCGATTACCTTCGGAGACCCTATAGCCTTCAGGAAGCTCGTATACATCGATCCAAGCGCTTTTGGATTCACCTGATGGCACTCATCAATGATGACGAGCTTCGTGTCCCTGAAGAGCTCAGGATGCTTATAAACGCTTTGAATCGTGGCGATGGTAAAGGTATTGATCTCCATCTTGAGGAACGATGCACTGTAGATGCCGATTTCGGACTCTGGCACAACTGCTGCGAGCTTATCCCTATTCTGTAAGAGTAGTTCGCGCGATGGCACTAGTATCAGAACAGGTCTGCGCAGCATTGCAGACGCCGCAATCAAGTGGCTCTTGCCGGCGCCTGTGGGTAGCACCACGATCGAATTGCCCGGCGTATCGATATCACATGTGATCGCTTCGAGGGCTTCTTCTTGGTATTTTCTTAGGTATGCCATGTAAGAGATTTTTTCACACTCCATTTGTAGTAAGTAATTCTCATCCAGAGAGTTGTATATTTTATTCCAAGTGACTCAGCCCATTGTTTAATTGTTTTTCTTTCACCTTTATAAGTTATAAATATATTTGATCTTTTATTATTAGCCTGATCTTTTATTGAAGCCCATATACAATTTGAAGGTGTGTATCCCCTATTAAAATTTTTACGTTCTATAGTCATTCCTTTCGGTCGTTTTCCCATATCTTTAAGAAAGTTTTCGAATTTCATCCATCTTTTGCAAACAGATATTCCCCTACCTCCATAAAGGTAATAATTTTGCATATTTTTATTAGAACATCTGGACTTGATACCTAGCCATACATTATGTGTAGGAGTGTGAGACATTCCGTGTGTAGTTGCTTTAAATATTCTTGCACAAGATTTTGAACAAAACTTTCTGGCCTTCCATGGAGATGAAAGTTTCCCCTTTAAATTCCTCTTACGCTCAAAAATACACCTGCAATTTTTACATACCTTTTCTTGTTTTATCATATTGTTAGTATATCACATAATTCATACTATCTTAGCCTCCTCGAACTCACTCATAAGCGGACTCTGATCGTCATCTGAAACCTTGATGCTGACATTGCGCCAGCCGCGTTGTCGCTTGCCGCCGCTGACACCCACGAGCCCTTCAGCGATGTAGGTGACGTAGAATGGAAGTTTTTTTCCAAGCATACTCATTGTCTCTGCGGACAACTCGTTTTCGGCGCAGAAATTCATATATGCGCCGTATAAATCTTCTTTTGTCATTTCAGCTCCAAGATCTTGACTAATCGCTTCTGCTGCGAACATAGCGATGGAGCTGCCTGATCGCATCATTTCACGCTTGGTATCCATAGCATCCTTCCCATATGAGAACTTGCCCTGCTCGAGCAGGCGGTCCAACCCGCGCATAGCGAGATTGAAAAGGCCGCTTCGCTCTTCTTCAGTCGTGAGAGTCTTTATAAAATTCGGTATCTTGTTTTCAATAGTCTGTTCAAATCGGATAACCATCCATCTATTGAAATAAGCATCGTCATCAAAATCCTTCACATCAGGAATACGATTACAGGCAAATGTAAGCTTAGAAAAATTATTGAACGAGAACTGATTTCCGAATTTGTACTCGCCGGATATTGAACCATTGCCCGTAGCAATCTTAAAGTTTCCGGTATCGGAAATGTCCTTCGCCGATAGCTCGTCAACGAGATTGCCATGCTTCTCGAACATGTGCGCTGCAGCGAACTTATCTCCCGTCATCTTCTGAAGCGAAACGGCTGAAATATTCGACTTACCAAGCAGATAGTCGATGACCTCAAGAAGAGTTGTCTTCCCGGTATCGCCATCTCCGACAAAGATTATCGCCTTTTTAAACTGATAGTTGCGTAGAAAATAGTACCCCATCCATTCCTCAACAACAGCACGCTGTTCAGTCTCGAGTACCTGGTCAAAAAAGTCAGATGTTCGCGGACATGTTGCATTTGGATCAAATATGATTGGAAACTGAAAGGTAAATCGGTAAGCAGGATCATGCGGCAACAGCGTTCTCGCCATACGATCGTATACTCCGTTTTTAAGAGGTATCAAATCCAAGCTCGCACTTGCGAATACGGAACGCGGGTGCATGGTCATATCGCATATCTTGTGATACGTCTCCATCTTCGCGCTCTTAGTGACAAGGGGGCCGAGGATGCGCTGTATCTCAGGGAAGATTATTTCATTCTCCGCTAGGATATACATACCGCTCTGATATACATATATCTCACGCTCCTTTTCTCCGATTGTTATCACATCATACTTACTTACGATGTACTGAGCGATGCGATACGTTCCCTCGGCCTTATTTTTGATGAATGATGCGCGAAGCGCGTTCTCTTCCTCATCTTGATCATCACCCCCCGACTCTTGCACTCGCTTCGCACGTTCGCGCCCTACAATTGAATTAAACGTCGCCAATAGCTCATCATGCGGCAGCGGCGGCTTGTACGTGGCGTTTATCTTCTCAATCGCTGGCAACACGTCGCTATGCCATTTCTTTTCAGGCTGCGCGAGAAGCAGTTGTCCGATGATTGAAGCTAGATTATCGTTGCGACCGCCTTCTCCGGCTCCTACAGTATCAGCAAGCGTTTTCTTAGGCTTCGATGAGGGAAACATTTGTGACGGAAATTCAGCAAGCGGAATATTACGGGATATTGCATACGTTCCACCCTGAATCTTCCCGTCTTTCTCATACGAAGTAACCGATGGAGGGGCGACCACGAACCCCCCATCATTGCGCATATCGAGATGCGGATATTGCGGATATGCACCGGCAGAAATAGTGAGACCTGGAGCATATTTATAATACAAATGTGTTCCACCGTTACCAGTAGCAATAGTAAGCGTTGGAGGAAATGTATCGGGACTGATAGCCCCCAGCTTATACGCGTCGATATCGATTACAGTAACTCCTGATACTTTTCCGGTTACTATGCCAATATTGGCATTCGGCCACATCTCCCACCATTGGAGTATCTGATCTTCATCAGCTGCCTTCTCCTGGTATTGCTTCCACGAAGATATGCGCGGACGCTTATCATTACCGATTGGAATCACTGAGTAACCCGCAGCCATCAATCGAAAGGCTTCAGCGCGTAGCGGATTATCGTTCATAGTGTTTCGAACAACCTATTAAAATCCTCAGCGGTATTGTCACGATAGTGCTGCGCTCTCGAATATGGTGCAGCAATGAACCGCAACGTACCCGTTGACATCCACACATCTATTATCGACACGCCTTTCGTAAATCTGATAAAACTGGCATCAGGCTGTCGCTCGGCGATATACCATCCGTTATCCTCGGCGATTTCTATTATAGTGACCATGTTCATACCTTTCTCAATAAAGCCTGTATTAAATAACGCAAAGCTATAAATATATTTTTGTCTTCGCCAACATATACCCAAACATCACCAAACCAGATTGCTTGCCACCCGAGTCCCTCCCTTCTGATTTTGAATCGATTCATACTCACGCGTTCAAAAGACCCTCCATCGCCGGACAGAGGGTCGTTACAATTCGCGAGTAATGGGTCCGGCGAGACATTCAAGTACTATACACCTTCATCGCAGGTTCATTCTTACGCAGGTGGGGATAACATGTGGGAGGAGAGTCACCGACCATAAGGGCAGAAAGGAGGGTAACCCTCCTTTTTCTAGCAAAGGAAAATAATGCTGGAAATCATTTTGAAAATACTTTCTGCAGCCAAAATGGAAGCCGGGCGTATGCCGAAAAAAATCTGGGGGCATTTTTGAAAACCGGAAAATGGTTTTGGAGGGGGTGTGGGGATGTTCATTATCACACCACATGATAATAAATATGCAATAGGTCGCACAATATGTGCCGTTGTTGCACGCAAAAAGCCGCATATAGTCGTTACACGTTCGCTAGTAAAAGCGTGCGTAACTATATGCGGCTGTGCGTTCGCCTGATCGGCTTTCGCTTTGCCTTTTATTTTGTCTGTATCTCTTTACCCTCCTGATCGTATAGCCTGCCGTGCAGTAAGCTTATGCGAGTTATGCGGCGGTTGCCTTCGGTTATGTCGATGTCGATTGCATCGTCTGAGGTGAGCGTGACGCGCTTGCGGCCGTTGTCGGCGATTATAGCGTACTTCATACTAATCAGTGATTCTATAATGATCCCATACCTGATCCCAGTCGATCTGCGCCTCGTTGTACGACGATTCACTCCTGATATTAGTACTCGACAGTAATGCATTCGCCTTGTACCTGAATTGTGAAAGCGTATTGCTCTCAACAGCAAACGATATAATTTTGTTGTATATATCCGAGCCGTCATTATCAAAGTGAAGTACCGCGAGCCATGTAGAGCGATTTATATACCCCTGATAATTATTATCGGGGATGATGATTCCTTTTGTCATAGGCTATTTATTTTTCAATGAGCAGGCAAGTAACTAGCATGTTACCTGCGCGGATGCTAAGTGATCCGCATAGCACGCACTACAGGATGTAATGCGGGCTAGCGATGCACTAGGCTTCAGATGTCACGTGCTCATTACCGCATGAGCAAATGCACTTTACTTCGGGATATTCCGGTACTCCAGCGGCTTCTAATAGTTCCACGTCCCCTGCTTCGATGTACTGCGCGAGGCTTTGCAATTCTGCAAGCTCGCTGTAGCTTATGCGTTCTGCGCGGAGTTCGGTGCGTAGATATTCGAGGCGTTCGGTTGCGTTGATTTTGTTTGTCATATTGATCTGGTCTTTTGTGAGTGTTGTTTGCATATTATTTTTTAGTTAGATTTTTTTAATCGAGCCTTTATACCGAAATTTGAAGTTTTTTTATGGCAATCAAGACATAACGTGCGACCATTTTTAATATCGAATCTAAGTTTTGGATAGTGCGCCCATTCCTTGATGTGATCTGCATTTAGTATGACGGCATTACCCTTTCCACTTCGAGAACCACATTCTTGGCAAGTATAATTATCACGCTCCCATACTGCTTTGCGCCATTGTCTTGCCTTGAATGAATTTCGCAATCGACGATTCTTTGATGTCTTACCGCCTTGCCAATTCCAATGATTTTTTCCCATGATTGCGCGTGAGCGTTTTAGAATATTGGCTTTCGTATGAATCTTTGCAATTATCTCATCATGACGATTTGCCCACATTTTTTTGAATGAAGCAGTAGCCTTCGCGCGTACAGCAGGATTACTCATCGGATTATTGATGTAATTTCGTGCTGAAGTTCTGCATGACATAGAGCAATATTTACGATTCGGCTTATTGAATGTTCCGTCCCTTGCGATAATTTCTCCATTGCATTTTTGGCATATACCTACTACTTTTGGATACTTTCGCCTACCGTCATGAGTATGCTTATCAGCGCACTCATGTGAGCAATATCGTACGCGAGATAATAGAGACTTTTGAACATAGAATGATTTTTGACAATGAGCACATTCGATACTTGAACCAGTTTTGTGATTAGCCATACCAACTAGTATAGCATGTTAGATATAGGTCTATCGCTTCCAACAAAAACCGCTCGTACCATCCCATGGGGCAGTCCCTTGTTGGTCGATCAGCCACTCTGCCATCGCGCGATTTCCAGCCTCAGTGTAGAGATTCCATCCGTGTTTTCCTGCAACCTTTCCCCAAATATCGACATTAATTCCATACTTACCAATGTCAACAGTTCCTGCATAATCACCCTTCATGTTGACATGTTTTACTACCTGGCCATTCTTATCGAATTGTTTTGCAGTTCCTTCCTTTCCATTTCCGCTTTCACAATCTCCAATACGAGAAAGTACTGGGTATAAATCTTTCGGTGTAATTGATTGTGCGTTGGCGATCGGTGCAATGTATGACATGGTCGTTCCTTGTGCGTAGGCGATGCCAAACTTGAGAGAGCCGAGCATAAGCCATGCTATAAGAGCCAAAATGCCACCTACACGCAACGTACGCTTGAGATGGTACACAAAGCGTCGATAGAAGCGCTGGAAGGCGTTTAGGCGGTTATAGCGACCTGTAATGTCACGACCGAGATACGTAATTTTAGCCATATTATGCAGTGATGAATGAGTAAAGAATAAAGGAAACGAGGAAGACGCATGCGAATATGATCATTCCTGCCAATACTTTCATAATCATTTCTGTAGCTATCTCGAATGGTGCAGGAGTCTGCACGATCGATGGTTGATTGCATTCGCAGTCGGCGGGATGCTCGAATTTGTTGACGTTGAAATTCATAAGAGAGTTTGATTTTTAGCTGTTTTCAATGGTGCTTTTAATCTGTCTCGACCTTGTGTGAATGATTGTAGCGTACCGCACGCAATTATGCAAGCGTGGATAGTAGAAGTTATCCACAGATTTATTTTGGGATATAATTATACTATTTTGTCAAGTAATGGGACATTTTAGAGGCTATTAGCGCATCTTCTTTTATAAGTGTCACAGCAGTCTTACATGATCGACATAACAGCCCTCTAACTTCGCCAGTATCAGTATTCATATCAACGGAAAGCGAAAGCCCGTCAGAGCGTCCCCATTTATCGCGCGGCGGATTGCCGCATATAGCACACAAGCCGCCCTGCTTATTTTCAAGTGACTCGAAAAGCTCAATATTAATTCCATATAGTTGTTTCAGATTGCGGGCGCGAGTTGTGAAATACTTTTGCTTTTCTGATAATTCCCCCCAATTCGGTTCGGTATTCATAATTTAATTATTGTAACATATATAAATTGTTTTTATTATCAAATGATACAGATGATACAGAAAAAAATTTATGTACTAGAATAAGTATAAATATATATATTATATTATATTTTTTTTCCGTGATAAAAAAATAAGTGTATCTTTTGTATCATGTTTTTTACGATTTTTCCCCATTTTGGCTGATAAATAAACGATATTTTTTCTTTTTGTTGGTAAATTATCGGCAGGTGAGAAAGGAAACGATATTTTTATTCTTCGCAGGTTGATAAGGTGGGAGGAGTCGGACAAAAATTTTTCTCCGTTGTTGCCGACTTTCGCCCGTTTTATCGCATAGCACCATAAGTCTGAGTAATTGCAATACGTCGCACAACAACGATTGTGCGACGTTGTACTATATGATGGCTATGTTGAGCCATTTAATAAGCATGCCTTATTTCAACCAAAGGTTATTTTACTTTTGTTTGTGATTGCGACACATATAATAGTTTGTGTAAAGAGGCGGGGGGTGGGTCGATACCCGAATCAGCGGAATCGGCAAACAGAAAATGCCCCTAGCAATCAGCGCGACCAAAAATGACTACCTGCCGAATCCTGTCCGGCTGTTGGCGGCTTATAGCCGAATCCTGCCGACTTCTGGGTCCTTTTTGTAAAAAGTATGTAAAAGTGATGTATAAAGTTATCCACAAAAAAATTCTTTACCTGCGTAATGACCTGCGATACAATCAGCCTATGTCAGAGAAGAACGTAGCAGCCCGTAAAGCGTATTGGGCTTCAATGACCGAGGAGGAGCGATCAGCGAAGATGCGTGCCCTAGCCACTGGCCGTCAGAAGAAGATGACGTTCAAGCAGAAGCGTGACCACGCATTGAAGATGGTTGCAGCACGTAAGGCAAAGCCGCGCACTAAACTTTTCAAGCCCGTTATTCCTGTGATATAGTATTTCTATGGCAATAGGAAAAACAGCATCAAAAACAGTGACTTTGAATAATACGCCAGCTATGACGGCTACTAAGACGGTCGAACTTGTAGTCGTCAATGACCAGTTGGTAGTTGATCGTAATGATATTCACCCAGGAGTTAATAGCGCAACGAACAAGAACTAAGTATGGCAGGCAAATGGATCGCAGGTGCTACGAAGAACAAAGGTGCGCTTCATCGCGCACTCGGCGTCCCGACTGGCACGAAGATTCCCGCTAAGAAGCTAGCGAAAGCAGCAGCAAGCAAGAGCCCGACGCTGCGTAAGGAGGCATCATTAGCAAAGACATTAAAAGGTTTTAAGAAATAATATTATGATTTCAGTTTCGATCAGAAAGGTACAGGGAGGTTTTGTGGTTGATACATACAAGGATATCAATGGCGGTATTAGTACGGATAGCACACTTATCTTCGTCACTTTTGCAGAATTACAAACGTTCTTAACGACAACATTCGCAGAATAATCATATGGAAAACATCGATACACTCATCGCATCAGCACAGTCAGTCGTAGATGGTCTTAATGCCATCAAAAATGCCCCACAACCAACAGCAACCCCTGTTACCGTCACAGAGGTCAAAGTAGAGGAGTCAGATGGCTCTGAGCAGATTGTAGGCGGCAATAACGCGTAGTATGGACAACACATCACCACTAGGAGATTGCGTAGTTTGCACCGGAACAGAAGTCGTCGAGAACGGTGTATGCCGCAACTGTGGAGCTAAGGCAGGTCAGCCTACGGGCGTCTTCGCTTACGTTCCTTTCACTGATGTTCCCGCTCCAGTCACCGAGGATATTGCTCCGGTTACTCAGAATCAAATCGTATAAAAATATGTCAGGAGTACACAATCTAGTCGAAGCTGAAAATAAGGGTCTGAAGCAGCCAACTAACGATGATCTCCGTGAGGAGGGCGTCGGATCAGCTGCTAAGGATGCACAAATGGATCGTAAGGAGGGTGATAAGTAGTTCTCTATGGCGGAGTCCGCCCCCACTGTCATGGCGAATCATAATCTCGAAAAACTCGAGCGTGCTCTCAAGTGGGAGAGGGCTGCCATCAATAAGAAGGTTAATAATCTTCTCCTTGAGAAAGCGGAAATCATAACCGAGACCCTTATCGACATCGGACTCAGCGAACGTAATCCGAACGTCCTCAACTCACTCCTCGACAGGGCGTTCGGGAAAGCGGCGCAAGCGGTCGTCCACGAGGGCAACCCCGATAAGCCGATCGTCTTCATGCCGGCGGTCCTCATGGAGAAGTACCAAATCCAGCAGGCGGAGTACACGCACATTGATGATGAAAAAGAAATCACTTAACGTCACAGGTAATGATTTGATTATATATATCGAGTCAATACTTGATTTATCAAAATCATTGGATAAGTCCCAGAAAGATGAATTGCGAGATATATTCGTATCTATCTTGGTTCTTTTGGTGAGTCTTAAAAAAAGTAGTAATCTTGGTACCTTTCGGAGCCCATTCATTAGATGAACTTCCACCCCGGCCAGGAGCAGATCGCGTCCGATCGACACCGCTTCCGTGTCGCACGCTGCGGGCGCCGCTTTGGGAAGACCTTCCTAGCAGCGTGGGAGATCTATGCAGCAGCAATAGCTAAGGATGGCAATAGGGTGCCGTACTATGCGCCAACGAGAGATGACGCCCGCGATATTCTCTGGCGCCAGATGAAAGAGGTATGCAGAGAGTCGATCATCGGGGATCCAAATGAATCCCGCCTCGAGATCAATGTTCGAACCCTCGATGGCGGATCGGCACTTATCGTACTTAACGGATGGGAAGCGCTCCAGGATCGTGGTAAAGGAGTTGGTGTACGCAATACCTTCGTGGTGCTCGATGAGGTTTCGAAATACACGAACTTCGAATACGGCTGGCAGGAAATCCTGCGCCCGACTCTGATCGACACTCAAGGCGGGGCGCTTTTTATATCGACGACGAATGGATTCAACCATTTCTATGATCTGAGTAACAAGGAACTCAACGACCCTGATTTCAAGTCATTCCACTTTACCTCATACGACAATCCACATCTCGCTATAGAGGAAATCGAGAAGATAAAGTCCGAGATGACGGAGGATCGCGCTGCGCAGGAGATCTACGCGGAATTCAGGAAGAAGGAGGGGCTCGTGTATAAGGAATTCAATCGCGCCTTCCATGTCACTAACGACAAGCCTGACTTCGTAGTTGAGACGCTCGGAGGGGTTGACCCCGGCTTCACGCATCCTGCAGCGATCGTCACAATCAAGAAGGACAATGAGAGTGTCTACTGGATAACGGATGAGTTCCTGCAGACGCAGCGGACGGAAGCTGAGCTTGTTGAATATGTTGCGCTTCAAAGGTTTAACAAGGTCTACCCGGATCCTGAGAATGCATCGCTCATCGAGGCGCTCAAGAAACGCTCGGTCAACGTGCGTACGGTCAACAAAGGGAAGGGCTCTATCATCGCGGGAATCAATACGATGCATGAGCTTCTGAAGCAGAATCGAATACGTATCAATGCAAAGTGCATCAACACGATTCAGGCGTTCGAGATGTACTCATACAAGGAGACGAAGGGGGATAAGACGCCAGACGAGCTTCCTGCACATGAGTTCTCAGATATGCTCGATGCAATACGCTATGTCGTGATGAGTGATGCTGCTTCACAATTCTCTTCTGGTCCGAAGGTACACTATTCGAATAATAGGCAGTTCGGTCGTATGAACACCATTCCGAAGTTTGATTAAAATTCATGTTACAATTTTGATATGTCAATCATCACCGATAAGGTAAATGCAAAAACGGGACGCTACGTCAAAGACAGCGCAAAGGTGATATCAGCGGATCCTAAGAAATCAAAACCATCGGCTTATGCCCCTGATGAATATGAAAAGCAATGTCGAGCTGAGTTCCTGACGGACTTCCGCAACGGCTGGCAGACGATGCATACCCCTCGTCCTGAGTTCAATGACTACAGCCTCTATCAACGCCACATCGTTGACATGCTCGCATTCAACTCTTACCAGGAGAACGATGCACAGCCGATGATGGAGGACCGTCTCGGAGGCTGGCGCTCGCGTGCGATGCGTCCGCTCCAACGAAATAAGAGTATCTCGATCGCGGCGCACATGACTGCGCGCCAGCTCGTGCCGAAAGTCTTTGCATACAACGAGACTGATGACGAGCAGGAAGATAGCGCAAAAGTCATGGCATATCTCGTTGATTGGGCTCGAGAGCAGGCTAACTATCCATTCATGGCGCTCTATCGAACGATTGCGAGCCTCTATAGTCCCATCTCATGGGGGTATACGGAATACGCACAGGTCTATCGACAAGTAAAAGATACGAAGGTAGATGGAAAGTGGACCTATAAGCAGGTGCTCGATGAAGAAGCCTCGGGTCACAGTCATACACCAGCTTCGACTGATCAAGTTTTCTTCCCTAACTTCTATGAACGTGATCCGCAGAAGCAGGATTTTATAATCTATCGTCGAATCATTTCGTTTGATCAATTTCAGACTAAGTATCCAGTTTCGAAGTATCCGAATGCGATCCATGTAAGCCCTGGAGTCATTGTAACGATGGATGATGCAAACTCTGGCTTCTATCAGGTTGTGGACTCGCACATGCGCCAGTATGAGGTTGAAGAGGTCATACGATGGAGGAAATCGACCGACTCGAAGGAGGTGATGGTCAATGGAATCCTTATTACGGAACCATATGCGGAAAATCCACGTGCTGACCATCAGTACCCTTGGGATTGTTTCTACTATCTTCCGATCAACGAACGCTGCATCGCTGGTAAGTCGCTCGTCTTCGCCCTCGGACCTGAGTCGTCGCTTTTGAATACGCAGTATCAGATGGTAAACGATGCGAACTTCTTGAATCTCTTCCCGCCAACTATCACATCTGGCTCAGACAAGGCAGGAGTGGACGTAATCGTACCTGGTCTCAACCTTGCCTTCGCTGAAAAGGATGTGACGGTGAATGCGCTTCGAACCTCAACTGATAACTCCATTCGAACAGCGATGGATGTGATGCAGAATGTTGAGAAATCACTCTCTGAATCTTCACAGGATCCTATTCAGCAAGGTCAAAGTAATCCAACACCGAGTACTGCCTACGAAATTTCACGTATCGAGCAGAATGCAGCGACCGTACTCGGGCTTACGATGAAATTCATGGCGAATGCGCATGTGATACCGTATGGAAAGCTTCTCCTGTCGGATATTCTTCAGTATCAGACGATCGCAGATGCTGCAAAGATCACGGGAAATGGCGGTCTTGTCTACAAAACCTTCTACGTTAAGGAGCCAGGGCAATCAGGTAAGAAGAATAAAATCAATTTCGATGCCAACATGCCAGACACGATGACTCCTGACATGAAACTGCAGATGTCTTACAAGCTTCTCATCGCGCAGGGCGGACTGAAGGCTGATACGACGCTCTGGAATGTAAATCCCGTCTTGTTCAGGGGATATAAGTACATTTTTACGATGGATAGTGACGTTCTAAACCCAAGGTCCGCTGATCTGACTCGTGCATACGACCTTGAAACCTATGATCGTGCAATCAATAGCCCGGTAGCTGATCAAGAGGCACTTTATAAAGATCTTCTCATGGGAAGTAACCCAAAAACTGCCCGAGACCCTGATGCATACGTCACACAACAGCCACCAGCGACTCCGGGCGTAGTAAATCAGGTTTCTCCAGGAGGGCTTGGAGCATCGGCTCCAGGAGTTCCTACGCCAACACCAACCCCGCAAAAAGGAAGCGTTGCCAAGCCAAATCCGCCAATCGTGAACCACTTGGCGCCGAATATACCGACGAAGTAAATGTGGATAACATAACTTGCGATAAAATATTGTGATATAGTCTGGGATATGCCAATTCAACGATTATTGCCGCAACAGTGGATGCATGTCTCCAAGGAGATACGCGATTATTTAGCATTGATGTGGAAGGTACCGCAATCCGGTATCACCGAGGTTCGTGATCAAGAAATTATTACTGATGGTCATACTTATGAGGATCTTGCGGTGATCACACTCGATCGTATGTGCGACTATATCGGCTCGGAGGAGTCGTTCGCCCGCGCGTGGGAGGTGACTGTAGCAAAAGCGCACTCAGAGTTACATCCACCCGTTGGAATCATCCGTAAAAATGTTGAGGATGCGGAAATTCCTGAAGATATTGAAATTGAGGAACCTAAAAAGCGCGGCCGTCCCGCCAAACAACATGAATAAGAAACGAATTCCAAAGTCAAAAGATGAGCTCAAGAAGCAGATGGAGCATTCCGCGAAGATCGAGCGACAGAAGAAGCTTGCTCGTATTATCTTCCCTATGCTGCAGTCGCAGAAGACTATCTATGATGCTCAGACAGCAGTGAATGCTGTTGCAGGGTTTATCAAGAGCGGAATTGCACTCAAAATGATCGAGCTTAAGGTCAAGGACGTTGAATTCGACCTTTCAAAAGAAAAGAACGGCGTAATCAAGGATGCAATGCTTGAAATCCATGCTCACTTGATGGATGAGACAGCTGATGAAGCAGCTGCTCTATTGGAGCGCTTCGGTAATGGTCTTGGGCAGTTTGCATCATCTGAGTATATGAAAAATCCGATGAGCAGCATCGATATCGATAAATTTATTGCATGAACACCCTTCAAAAGTGCATAGATGAGCTCAAAAAGGAACAGCCTGATATTCGATACATCCTCGGAATGCTCGAGACGTATTTGGAGCTTTCTGGAGGAAATATAAAGCCGCCAGTTTCATTAGGTTATTTTGATTCCACAAAAATGGAGACTAAACCAATTATTCCTGCTGACGAAGAAGTAACCGATATACAACGCGCATATGACACCGGACGAGTTGGAAAAGTTACCTAATTTCGCTGATATCCAAGCGAGAATTTTTTCTGACGCCAAAGGAAAAATAACTATTGGCGGTGTCGAATTAAAACCAGAGGTCCGTGACTTGTTGAAAGAGCAGGCAAAATATATAGACCGGAGCGATATCTGGGATATCCTGAGCGCTTCGATTGCGAATGAGGCTATAAATCTTGCTCTTATCCAGAGTCAAGATTTCGACCATGTGCAATTCGCTAAAGCGCTCTGGCACTGGTCTACCTTCATGCGAAACGTAATCCTAAAACTCTCGAAGGATTAGTTATCCACATATCCACAGAGTTATCCACACTTTCTTAATCGAGTGATATACTTTAGATATCTATCCTGGGGGATGGAGTGGGTGGTTCTGACCACTCGTGGATTTCCCCAGAGGTCTACGAATGGTCAAAGCCCCTCAAATGGCCTAGGCGGTCGAAGCCTCGCAACAGCGGAACGACTTTAAATACTAAAAGGTGATCGCATCCCGCTGAAAGGCAAAGCGATTTAAAACAAAATGGCTGAAGAAATTGCGAAGGTTGACGAGGTAGTGGTAATCGATCCGATTACCGAGAAGGACAAGCAGATTGCGAAGCTCTCCGAAGATCTAGGGAATTACAAGAATGTAGCTCTCAAGCGCCTAGGAAAGCTTCCTGGAGATGCTGATTTCGTTGCTGGAGTTGATGAAAAGACTGGTTTGACTGTAGAGGAAACCGTAAGGAAGACTCTCATCGAACAGAATTTGATAAAGACCGAAGAAGAGCGAAATGCAGAAATCTCAAAGCTTGTTCGTGAAAACTCCGAACTCAAAATCGCTATTAAAAATCGGCCAGAGGGTGGTATCGGCGGCGAATCAGGAGGTAATACTGAAGTAAAGGATAATGTTTTTTCAGCCGCTCAGATTGAAGCTTTAAAGCAAAGGGCTCTACGCATAGGTGCTGATCCTGAAAAATTCATTGAAAAAGCTAAAGAAAACCTTTTGAAACGCTAATTTATAAGTTAGCACAATAAACATGGCAAAAGGAGACATAATGCCCTTTGAGAATTCAAATTCCTCAAAAATGGGCGGTTCTATCAAGGCATACGTTGCTTCGGGAACGACTGCTTCGATCAATGCTGGTGAGCCTGTTCAGAAGCTTGCAGGCGCCGCTGGCGCTTCTCAGCAACCGAACAACGGTCCTACTACGACTATCCGTATCATGGGTGTTGCTGCGTCTAACTCGAATGAGACCGCTTCGGTTTCAGGTACAGTAGATGTCATCACTCCTGCTCCGGGTCAAATCTGGATGATCACGCCGAAGGTTGCAGCAACCTGGAATACTCAGGCTAAGTACAACGCACTCATCGGTTCTCGCGTTCTCATCGACCTTACTACGGGTGTATACACACTCTTGGCAGCTGACGGAGCCGGTAACGGCTGCATCGTCGAGTACCTCGATATCGTGAAGTACCCAGGCATGGTCGCATTTTCGTGGTCCCCGCTCTGCGATTACCGCAACGTCTAATCCAATCTTTGCTCTTTGACACAATCTGGGATCTGGGGGTTAAAAATTAGAATTACTCTAATTATGTTTACTGAGACACAGAATTTTAGTCTTGTCCAGACGGAGCTTAACTAATCGGGTTCCGACGGAAGTGTTCTTTGAAAACTTGATAAGTAGAGATAGCAATAGTATGATGAGTATATGGTTAATACATATGACATCTGCTCTTGTGGATTAAAAAAACAGAAGAGAAGTCCGAGATGTCGTAAATGTTTCCTTGGTGACAAGGAGTCTTTTACAAAACATTTTAAGCGAATAGGATTTCAACCTAACTATATTCCATGGAACAAAGGATCTAAAGGTCTGACTCATTGGTCTCCCGAGCTTCGAGAAAAGAAACGTCTTTTTATCGAGAAAAATGGAGGTCCGATGAGAGGGAAAAAACACTCCATGGAAGCACGAATGAGAACTAGTCGTGCATTGTTAGGTGAGAAGGCACCAAATTGGAAGGGAGGTATCACTATACTGAATACTCTTAGACGACATTCTATCGAGCATAGAGAATGGAGAGAAAAAATATTCAAACGAGATGATTACACCTGTCAAGTTTGTCTTTCGCGCGGTAAAAGATTAGAGGCACATCATATAAGACCGTGGAGAGAAAATAAAGACCTTCAATATGATGTCGAAAATGGAATCACACTTTGCGTTCCGTGTCATCGACCAACCACAAACAAAGAAAATCTTCTCATAGAATTTTTCCAAAAACTACTTATCATGAACACTTCCAAAAATCGGGTGAACTCAGGGAACCTCTCAGAAGAAATGAAAGAACTTCTAAGACAATCCTGAGCCAAGCTAAAGGTTAAAATCTTTAGAAGGTGCAACGACTAGATGGTGAACCTCGAAAGAGAACATAATCCATCCACGAGCGCCCGACATTCGAAAGAATGAAGATATAGTCTGAACATTGTAGTGATACGATGAATAAGGAGATAAAGAACTTCTTTGAGTAACAAAAAGCGACGAAGTCTTTCGTCAGAACTATGAAGCTTCGCTTCCTCCGTCCTACGCGACGGCGATGACAGCGGATATCTTCAAGGTCACTGACACGACTCATGCGGCGTACATCGGTACGATCCACAAGGGTCCGGGTCTCTTCTCGAAAATCGGCGAGGTTCAGGCAGTCCCATCTTATGTCGCGAAGGTCGCAAATAAGTGGACTGTTACCATCGCTGACTTCGCCGAAGGGATCGAAGTCTCGAAGAATCTCTTCGACGACGATATTCATGGTGAATGGCAGTCACAGGTTGCGGATTTAGCAATCATGGCCCGCCGTACCCAGGACTACAACGCCTTCAAGTTGTTCCGTGGCGCGTTTACGACCACGCTTACCGCTGACGGCGCTGCATTCATCGGCTCCCACAACCTTGTTGGTGGTGGAACTACGAACAATCAGATCGTCACAGCTGACATCACTGGTGCTTCCTCGACCGCACTCAACACTTCCGCTTTCAACGTCGCTATGCGCCGTCTTGCTGAAATGAAGTCGCAGGCAGGTGTTCCGTTGCAGTGCGTTGGTGACACGCTCTTGGTCCCGCCTGGCATCTACGTCACGGCTCGCCAGATCGCAGTTAGTGCCTTGGTGCCTGAGAACGGCAACAACGCAGTCAACGTCTTCTCGATGGATTACGCGGTAAAGGTCTACCAATCGGTATTCCTCGGTACTTCGTATGACTCGACAGGATCTGACACCGCTTGGTTCTTGCTTGACTCACGTCGTCATGCTGTCCGTCGCTTCGTCCGCCAAGGTGTGCAGACCGCACTTCGTGACTGGACAATGAGCAACAACCGTACGTACTACTACCAGGCGAACTTCCGCGAGGAGGTCTTCGTACCTGACTACATCGGTGTAGTTGGCGCTAAAGGAGATACTACTTAATTACTATCGTTAATCGTAACCATCTATGTCAAATACAAAACTGACTATAGGAGTCTTGGTTGCGATAGTAATCGCAATCGGAGGATACTTCTTCCCGTCTTCAGGTAACTCATTCGGAGCTGCTTCACCAACTGATGTCCAGGCAACCAACTATAATGAGTTGACTGCTAATGCTCTCACGGTGAATACGACGAATACGGCTACATCTACTGCATCCGTTGGATGCGTCCAGACATACGCCACGTCTACAGCTACGCCTATCCACCTCGAATACAGCACAACTACGGTCCTCGCATCTTATAACCTCGGAACTGTCGCAAGTGGCGGCGTTGCGTGGCGCTATGGTGCTTGTCCAATCTAGTTCATCCATTCAGCTCCTGAGCGCACGCGGGAGCTGGAGTGGGTAAATTAAAAATAAAACTTCAATTATGGGAAATGATTCAAATCCAAAGGCACTCGCAGGATCGACAACCACCACTCTGGGGTCGCAATTCTTGATGGGGATGACAATCGGAGCAACACTTACCGGAACAATAACGGTAAAAGAAGGTACGAATACTATTGTAGTCTTTGCCATCGGAACACCGGCTGGTGATTACCTCAACGTTCCAAACGGTGTTCGTTACAGCGCACTCTCATTTGTACTTTCTGCGGGTGATGCGGCCGCAGTATTCACTAAGTTCACTGGTTAAAACCTCTATGTACAGCATAACCAATTTGCTGACTGACCTCGGGTCGGTGATCCATGGTACGAAGACTAATAAGATACCGAATCTCTACGGTCATATCAGTCGCGCTGCTCGCCAGGTAATGCTCGATGTAGATGCGAAGGAGACACAACGGATTTTGCAACTCGCGCAGGTATTCAACAGTGTTTATGACTACGTTTGCCCGGCAGATCTTAAGGGTGACAGAATAATCGATCTACGCCCCCAGGCTGGACGCCTTCCATCGCAAGTATTCACTCAGGGGTATTCGATGGATTTTGACCGCTGGAAGGGTGTAAGTATCAACGACAAGATAATCACGCAATGGAATACCGGTGTGAAGACGCTTCGCATCGAAGCACCAACTCTCACCTCTCCGATAGTGCTGTGCGACACCTCCACTCTCACTGGCTGGAGTGCAACTACAGGAGCTCAGAATCTTTCTTTGGATACGACAAATAATGTTGCAGGTGGTGGTGATATTCAATTTGATCTCGCCGCTGGCTCTGGATCAGGTTCAATTCAGATTTCGACTCTCTCTCCTATAAATCTGACTACGAATGTAAACATTGATACTCTTTTCTTCTGGGTATATCTTCCTACAGGATCATCAATAACGTCACTGACTCTTCGTTGGGGATCTGATATTACGGCAAATTATTACACCGCTACAGCGACCACCAACCAACAGGGATCTGCCTTCGTAAATGGATGGAACTTGATTTCCCTGCCGTGGGTATCTGCTACAAAAGTAGGCACACCAGTTGTGACTGCTTTTGATTCGGTGCAGCTTATAGTCAACTACAACTCAGCTCTTCAAACTGGATTAAAGTTCTGTAATCTGACTTCGAACACTGGATACATCTTCGAACTTCAATATTACTCGAAGTATATGTTCCGCGATCCAACTACAAATGCATTTCAAGAGACAGTAGTGGATTCGACTGATAATAATAAACTCCTCAATCTCGACACTGACAGCTATAACTTGATGTTCAATAAGACGGCATATTTCATTGCCCAAGCTCTTCAAGGAGCGGATGCGACCTATGACGCAGTCTTCTGGGACTCCGAATACGATAATGCGCTTAAGCGATATCGTGCATTAAATCCTGCCGAGGCAATTCTCAAGTCATCTTCCTACTACACGATGCCTCGCGGCAGCAATGGTTTTAGAAGCTGGAATGGTCCAAATACTAATAATACTGGTTGATTATGGTGATGCCCGACAAGATGCCGAATAAGAAGTCGATGAATAAGGCTGGGGAATATTCATTGATTCCTAAATTCTTGGGCTATACATCACGCGGCGACCCTACGAAGGAACCTGTTGGTACCTTAGTGTCCCCGTCTCAGAATGTAGTCATAAAGACCACAGGACGTGTTGCAGCAGTCGCTGGGTACGTCCTCGATGGGGTAGGATCGTCTGTTATAGATTCTGGCATCCTATCCAACTACGATTTCACCAACTTCAAGGGCGATGTCCGAAATCTTCGCGCAGGATTTCTTACGACTGCGGGAAATGACGGAAAGCTCCAGTATCGTTATGGGCCTACAAGCACTTGGATTAATCTACAGACCGGCCTCACTAATGTACGAATGTGCTATACATCTTTTTCTGATACGACAAACCTCGTAAAGCTCGTCTTATGGGTCAACGGTCTCAATCAAATAAATGCTTGGAACGGCGCGGTGACAACTTTTGCGTCAGCTACGAACTCAACTGGTTTCATTTCCGTACTAAATCCGGCTCCAACCGCTGGCGGCACAGGTTATGTTGTTGGTGATATTCTTACGATTACTGGTGGAACCGCTACTGCAATCGTTTCTACAGTCTCGAGCGGGGTCATTACTGCAGTTTCTTTAGTTACTACGGGTAGCGGTTATACGAGCGGCACCGGAAAGGCTACAACAGGCGGTACTGGCACTGGAGCAACATTAAATATTACGACAGTAGTCAATAATAGTATTGTAAATCAAAGTTCGCTTACGTGGGCACAGCAGGGATTTACGCAATCTGGAGGCAGCGTGGTGATAAGCGGTACTAATTACACCTATACAGCAATGGTAGGTAACACACTTGTGGGAATAGGCACTGACCCGACCATCCCTGGCTACGCAGCGGGAGTAGTAATTCATCAGGCGGTTGTGGTTACGCAGCTTTCATCAATGACCGCCATTCTAGCGACGCTTGGACCTACTGTAATCGGTTGTGGCCGAAATAATCAGGTTTATATCGGTGCCAGTAACTCGATAAATCTCTATATTTCAAAAGTAAATACATACACTGATTATTCGTTCACTACGCCAGTGCGCGTTGCTGGAGAAGGTTTCTTGATTCCGCTTGATGCTCCTCCGGTCAAATTCATCCCGCAAGAAGTAAACGGTTCTGGTGATTTGGCCTACGATATGTACGTTGCTGAGGGAACAGACTCGTGGGGCGTCGTGCGCTCTACTCTTTCCTCAGATCTTTCGAAGGAAACGCTTCAATTCATACGTTTGAAGGTCGCTCCACTGCAAGGTGCAAGGTCTGAACGGCTGGTGACTAAAATGAAGAACAATATTATGTACGTTGGCAATGATAATGTTGCTAACTTCTTCGGTATTTTTTCATATCAGTATGTGCCCGCAATTGTTGATTTTTCATACCCCATCATCGATGACATGAATAGTTACGATTTTACGGACGCATCTATCTTCTATCATAAGAACTACGCCTATGTAGCAATTCCAAAGGCAGGAGTTGTGCGCATCTATAACATGACCGATCAGACGGGGCAGTATACGAGCTTCACGCGCGATATGGAAGACGTTACGAAGCAGCCTTGGTTCTGGGAGGCTCCAGTCACTTATCCAATAGCAGGATTTTACGTAGTCAACGGACAGCTTTATGGGCATTCATATACTACGTCTGAAAGTTATCAACTCTTTACTGGACAATCCCTGAATTCTCAAGATATCGATACTAACGCCACCTTTTGTTTCGATGATAAGGGAGATAGGACGCAATCGAAGGGCTCGGACGAAATTTACATCGAAGGTTACATACAACAAAACACCGTACTAAACGTAGGGGTCAGCGGTGATCTTGATTCATTCATGAGTACTCAAAATGTCTCTGTCGATGGAAGTGACAACTCCATTGTCGCTTATGGTTCCGGGGCTCATTCATTAGGTAAGAATCCTCTTGGGTCACAGCCGCTCGGAGGCGCCCAGACCTCTACTTCGACGCGCCCCGCATGGTTTCATGTGTTCAAAACCTATAATGAGACTCCTTTCTATCTCGAGCAGATATCCTTTGCTACGAAGGGAGTTGACTTAGGTTGGGAGCTCATCACATTTGGTACGAACGCCGAGTTTACCACAGAAGGCAACGACGATATCACTCAATAATCATGGTATTATTCATATAAACCTCATCAAGTATGTCACTTAAATACGTACAAGCATTGACTCTCTACCAGGCAGGGTCTGGAAATATTATAGGAGCTACGACTGTGGTGCTTACTTCCCTTACGGATATCTACGGTAACGCGATTACGTCAATGACCCCCTTTGGTGCAAAGGGATACATCACTTTAGAGCCTGATACGACGAATGAGGAGGGAGCTACGTTCACGGGTATAACCGTAAATGCTAATGGGACGGTTTCTCTCACAGGAATATCAACCATACTTGCGCAGAGTCCTTACACGGAAAGTTCGGGTCTTGTTCGCCAGCATTCAGGAGGCACTAAAGTCGTCATCACTGATAATGTAGCCTTTTGGAATACCTTTGCAAACCTCAATAATGCAAATACTTTCACTATTCTTCCTCAGTCTGCAGCGACACCATCAAATGCTACAGATTTTGCTACTAAAGCATATGCCGATGGACTTGCTCTTGCGTCTGCCGTCGCAGCGACTCCAACGACAGTGGGATATTCCAAGTTGTCTGCAACTTCAGGGACACCAACTGCTCCTGTAGTCATAGAGACGAACGACCCTCGTGTTAATAATTATGCGGTAGATACCGGATCAGCGAATGCATATGCTATTGCACTCACCACTGCACCTGCTTCATATGTTGCAGGACAGAAATACATATTTAAGGCGACTAATACAAATACCCTCACCAGTACGTTGAATGTGAATTCATTAGGAGTCAAGACGATACAAAGGGGAGGATCAGCTCTTGGGGCGGGAGATATTATCACCGGACAGATATATGAGGTTGAATATGACGGCACGAACATGCAATTAATTTCTGCGGTAAATTCAACACCATCGGGGACTGTCAATATGTTCGCGGGGGCGTCCGCTCCTACGGGCTGGCTTCTGTGTGATGGAACATCCTATCTTCAAGCTACATATCCGGTCTTATTCGCAATCATCGGAACAACTTACGGATCAGCAGATGGTACACACTTCAACGTCCCCGATATGCGCGGACGCGTGCCGGTTGGTGTAGGAACTGGCACAGGCGGCGGAGCTTCCGGCACCGGACTCCCAGTGGGCGGGTCAGCACTCACGGCAGTCGCTCGCGCGGGATGGAAGGGGGAGGAGACACACGTTCTTACTGAGGGAGAGCTAGCGGCACATACTCACTCAGGAACGTACCAAGGTGGTGGTTATGGTGGCGGTGGCGCATCAGGGGTTCTTGGCGGCAACGGAAATCTGAACGCCTCTCCGATAACACAGAGCGTCCCGTCTGACGGTAGCAATACTCCACACAACAACGTCCAGCCAATAATGGGTGTGAACTTCATCATCAAAACTTAGTATGGCAACCGCTTTAACAGCCTCAACAGCCCCAGGAATCCCAGGCGCAGCGCCTGTAGTTGCTCTTCCTAATAACGGCGGTGCTGCTCCGACAACTCCTGCGGCAGTTCCCACATCTGCCCCTACTGGGACAACTCCGACATCAGCGCCAGCTGCGACTCCTACAGCCGTGGTCTCGAGCGCTCCTGCTGCCAACCAGGTCAATAATGTAATCAAGCCTGCAATGCAGCAGGGTCAGACTGCTATTGCGACTCAGAACGCGAATACTGCAGCGTCTGTTGCCGCAAATCCATACAGCCTCCAGCCAGGAGAAACAACCCAGGCTTACAACGCACGTATAGCTGCTTATAACGCTTCTAAGGCACCAGCTCCTGCAGCGACTCCAACTCCAGAACAGCAGATCGCTGATACGCCAGATTCCGGTAACCAGTGGTATTACGATTCGCAGGGCAATAAAATCCAGGCGCCCGTGGGACAAACGCCAACAGGTTATTCTTCTACGAATCCTACGATTGCTCCCACAACTGCAGTAGTTTCTACTGCGGTAGATTCCGTTGGTAATACTTATACGCAATATGCAGACGGCACTTATGGCAAGACCAATGCACTCGGAGTCTATCAAGGCGTAGCGCAGCAGTCAGACTTTACGAATGCCCAGCAGGGGCAAAGCCTACTCAATTCAATCAATCAGGTTGCCAATGGAACTTATCCGCTTACTGCTAATCAGCAAGCTCAGGTAAGCGGTATCCAGGCACAGTTTCAGGCTCTTATTGCAACTCAGGAGACTGCAAATGAAAATCTCACAGGAGCCACTACTGTTGCCGAGAATCTATATGGCATGGGAAGCTCTCTTACTGGTCTCGGTGAGATCAAGGGAACTGTTGACTCAGGTATCGCTAAGATTGCTGATCTCAACTCAAAGATGAATAGCGCGATTGCGACGATGGAATCTGGTTTCCAGACTGATGATATGAATATGCTGAAGTCCGCGTATGATATTTATTCCACTGCAGTAAAGGATAAGCAGACCGAGATCGATAATCTCCAGGCTGCGGCATCTAAAGCTCTTCAGGATGCGCAGGATAATGAGCGTGCAAATCAAACGCTGGCACTTACGAAGATGATGGATGACAATACGATTTCTTATCAGGCTAAGGAACAGGCGCTCGCTCAATCCACTCTCGATGAGAAGACGAAGGATGACCTGCAGACACAACAGCTCGAGAAGCTTAAGTATCAGCTCGATGTGAGGAAGGAGGGATTTGCCGAGAATCAGGCAGCAGCTGCGGCGGCTGGTTCAAGCGCCGGAAATGATTTACCAGCAGTATCGATGACGGCTTCAGGAACTCCTGATCCAGCCGCCCAAGCACAACTCCTTAATTCGCTTCCTGGAGGTCCGAATGGCGACCTCGCGACACAAGTTAAAGGCCTTGCGAACTACACGCTTTCTCCGACTGACTTCACGGTTCGAACCCTCAAAGGATCGACGCAGATTTCTCGTGATCAGATGGTTGCACTCGCACAGAAGTACGATCCTTCTTACGACGATAAACAGTATTCGACTCGTCAGGCATTCCTTAAGAATCTTGATGGTGGTGGCGTTCTAAACCAGAAGACTATCGCGCTCAATACTGCATCTTCCCACCTTGCAACACTAGCAAGTTCCATATCAAAACTTGGTAACGTAAATTTCAATCCTTTTGGTCTGGTAAATGGAGTCAAGAATGCTGTTGGTGGAGCATTAGGTACTATTCCTTCCTCCGGGGCGAAACTGACAGTGGGAGCTGTTACAGGCGAACTCGCAACCGCATTCAAACAAGCAGGGGCCACCGATGCTGAAATCAAATCTCTCGGAACTATCGATACGAACTCATCGCCAGCGCAAATTCAATCATACATAACTGCTTCGACCGATCTTATGTCAGGAAAGCTTCAGGCTGTTACTGACGCTTATACTTCAACAATGGGTAAGGCGCCTGATTCCCCGTTATTGAGTCCGAGTGCTCAGACGGCTCTTTCAAATCTTAAGAATGAGGGGTATCAGATTGATGTGCCTGGAGTTCAATACACCGATAAGGACGCATACGTGAAAAACGATCCTGACGCACAGGCAAATATGCAGGCAGCGACGCAGCAGCTTCAGGCCGCTGGTCTTCCATTAACACCGGAGAATATTCTTCAACTTGCACAATCTCAACAATAATATGTTAACACCTGCACAAATAGCACAAGCAAAACAAACCGCGTCCCTCGGAGGTGTTTCTACTCCATCTTCTGGGATGACTCCTGAACAGGCCAGTGCGTGGATCGGCGGTACAAGTACTAATGCTTCAGCCGCAACTCCTGTTCAGCCGAACCCTGTCGTACAGGGAGTCGAGAACTTCGTAGGGGATACTGTCTCAAATGCTAAGAATGCTATCACCAATGCGGGTACTTCAATTGTAAATGATGCTCAAACTGAGGGAGCGAAAGCTTCTGCAGCTACCAATCCTTTGGAAAAGGTTGGTGATACTGCTCTCGGTATATCTCATGTCGCCGGAGATCTTACAGGAGGCGTAGGGGGTGTCGTAACAGCTCCTATAACTACGAGCATTAAAAATATATCTGACCTGATAAGCAATAGTCCGGTAGTGCAGAAAATCGCTACGGAGCTTCCTGATTTCACCCAGAAGCTTCAAGCTATAACACAGGCTCATCCAGAACTTACTCATACGCTCTCTGATCTCTTCAACGTAGGGAGTTCTGTAATCGCGCCAGAAGCTGCTGATACGAAGGTTCCGATATTATCTGATCCTGTTGATAAGGCATTTGTTGCTACTGCAAAAGCCTCTAAAGGTGCATTAGATGCTACTACCGATAGTATTTCTGCTTTAGGTAATTCTGCTCTTGATACTGCTAAAAATGTTGCTGGCGCCGCAAAGGATGCAGTTACCCCTGATCCTGACACCTCGTTCGAGAATAATCTCAATAAAGCATTCCCCCCGAATAAGAAAGAAATTCAGCTCGGCGATCAGCGTACGGCTGCTGCTAAGACTGCCTTCCAGGATATTATTGCGAACAAGGATACGAACGGGATTACCGATGAAAATGGCGATGCAAAGGATCCTAAGAACTATACATTCCAAGATACGATGAATGCTCAAGACGCTCGTATGCCGCAGATTTATAAGGACTACACAAGCAAGCTTGAGGGAATCGATAAGAGTAAGTTTGATAGCTCTATTACGGGAACTGTCGTAGACACCATGAACGATCTGGATTCTAAGATAGATAAAGAGAATTCAGTCCCTGACCGCCAAGCGATGATCGGACTTAAGAAGGAGCTCGGCGGTTTGCGCGACACGTCTCCTCAAGGTATGCAGGATTATCTCCAGAAACTTGGTCAACGTACACGTACTGCTCCGGGCGCTCCACTCACTCAGGAACAGATACAGACTGCCAATCTTGCTGGTAAAATTAAGGAGGGGCTCGATAAGGCGGTTACTGATACGGGCGACACTGGGTATGCAGCTGGCCGTAAATTGTATGCAGCGCACAAGACTATGCAAGATGCGTTCGTCCGTGGTGCGTTGAAAGAATTAAAGGCAACCCCTGGTCTCGTCGATAAGCTTACGACGGTAGGCATGACTGGCGAAGGAATCCAGTTCCTATTGACGCATAATCCTGCGTCGCTTGTTGCGGTGGCGGGTATGAAGGGCGCCAATAAGTTCATCGATTATATTCGTTCGCCCGGACGGGCGCTCGGGAAGCTCTACAAAATATCAGACAGCCAAGCAAGTAAGCCAAGCTTATTGAGTCCGGAAGCTACGACTAAAATTGCCACTAATTCAAGCAATATCATACCGGACAGTGTACAACCTGCGGAAAAACTTGCAAGTCCCGATGGTAAGCCGAGTATTCTAGAGCAGAAGCCGGATGTGGGCGTAGGGATGTCGATGGGAGATATAACTAAAAAACTTAATGGCCAAGACAAAGAACTTCTCCAAAAATATATTGACAATGTGCGTCTGCCAGCGGAGGCTGAAGATCATTCAATATTGTCTAAGGCAGAGGAATCTGACTTATTTAAGATGAACGAACTTCTTGGAATAAAACCAGAGACATCAGCGCAAGATGTGGCTAATAAATATGAAAAAATACTTTCAAATAATTCTGCGCCATCATTATCAAATGTTAAGCAGCAAGTATCAACGTCAGGACATGATTATGATGGAATGATAAAGGCGGGGAGCATCCCAAAAAATGCAATATTCAAAGCTGGTGAGGTATTGCAGTCAAATATAGCTGACCATGTTGCAAGCGATATTGCGGCCAAGCTTGATCAATTCAAGAAGGGGCTTGGAGCTAAATATCTAAAAACTGTAAATATGTCCTTACCTACTGTGAATATTCTTCAACAACATGCGTATAAATTATTAGAAAATATTTAATCTTATGTTAAAACCCGGCCTCTCCAACATGAATAGCAACTACAAGGAACTCATGACCAACATCGAGTCTGAGGGGCGACGTAAGGCTATCGCCACGCTGATGAAGAAGCACAATATAACCTTCGAGGAAGCCCAGCATCGCCAGGCACTTAGAATAATTCAATCAAAAGCCCGTCAAAAATAACATGTCAACCCAATCTGAACGCCTACAAAAGCTCCGAGAACTCCGCGATCCTATGCTTACGATGAATCGTATGCTGACTGAGCGTGCAATGGCGGAAGCCGTAGGAAAGATGGAACTCGTTAAGGGTGATAAAGGAGATAAGGGAGATCCAGGTAAGGATGGTAAGGACGGCCGTTCAATTATAGGATCTCAAGGTCCGCAAGGTATACCGGGTAAAAATGGTCGTGACGCTATTGGTAGGGATGGAAAGGATGGTAGGGATGGAAAGGATGGTAGGGATGGAAAGGATGGTATATCCCCAAATCAGGAGCTGATTATTAAGGCCGTGTTGGATGAACTTACCTCAGGTAATACATTGAGACCTGATCATATACAGGGACTTGGATATGACATCAATAGTTTGCATGATCTCATTAAGTTCCTTAAAGCGGGCGGCTTCCGAGGCGGGGGCAGTTCATCTTCCGGAGGTGCCAGTTCTAGCCCACAAACCCCCTCGGGCACCGTAAATGGCACCAACAACACCTTCACTGCCTCTTCTGCTCCTACCATTGTCTTCACAGAAGGCGGACAATTTACGAACGGTTTCGGTGTTACAATTACAGGGTCTGGCTCTGCATACACAATCGTATTCGCAGCAGGTTTATCACCACAGCAGTGGGTCTACTATATTTAACTTATGAAAAGATTCTTAATCATCCTCGCAGCTCTCCTATTCTTACCCGCAACTGCTCTTGCTGTGACAGTAGGCTGGACGTACAACTCTGCGACTAATAACATCCAACCCTACCCGAGCATCTCGACAACAGCGAGCACCTCGGTTCTCTCTGCTACGACGTTCTGCCTTACAGGAGATACATGCCGTACCACATGGCCTTCAGGCGGTTCTTCAGCATCTTCTACCCTTCTTATAGACAACAACACCTTCTCCGGCACCAACATCTTCAGCAAAGCTCTCACGCTTTCCGGCACAACAGGTACGACGACCATCGCCGCCGGCCAAGGCTTCACGGTTGGTAGCTCGCAGTTCGTAGTGCAGCAGGGAAGCGGGAATGTCGGAGTCGGAACAAGCTCACCGTTTACCAAGTTTGCAGTAGGCGGGAATGCCTATATAGGAGGATCAATCACTTCAACCGGCGCAATTACGGCCTTTGCTGACAGTACGAGTATCCCGGAACTCTCGATCGGAACGGGTGGTATTTCAGGTAACTTCATGTCATTTTCCGGCGGACGCGCGATGTTCGGATATAATCCTGCCGTCGTCGGTCCTGACTTGGGAGAAGCGTTGATAAATGCCGGTACCAGCAAAGGTATCCAATTCATGGTGAGTGGCACCAGTAATACGTTTGTCACCGGTACCAATGCAATGGAAATAAACAATAACGGCAACGTCGGCATCGGCACCACCACCCCCGGCTCGCTCCTTACCGTCCAAGGAACACTCAATCTTGCTAACAGCTCAACAGGCGCGCCAGTGACTTTCAGTTCAGGTAGTACCGGATTCCTTACGGTCACCTCACAAGGTTCGCAGACATTCAATGCTGCCAATGGTAATAGTATTGTTTTTGATCAGAGTAGTAGTCCGGTTTTGAGTATTGCAAATGGCGGCAACGTCGGCATCGGCACCACGACTCCTGGTTCGATCCTCAGCATACAAAGCTCGACGGCATTGATTGGCCTTTACGACACTTCTTCAAACTCCAATGACACTGTCAGTAATGCTGGTGGGTTTTTGGTTTTCAATACAGGTGCAGGCAATAGTATTTTGTTCGAGCAGGCTGGATCTGAAATCGGTCGTTTCAATATTAATCATTATTTCGGTATCGGCACCACGACTCCCGGCTCTCTCCTCTCCCTCAACAACATAGCGAATTTCACCACAGCGACCAGCACCTTCTACGGCAACGGACTCAATCTTACTGCCGGCTGCTTCGCCATCGGCGGCAACTGTCTTTCCCTCTCTTCCCTCGGCGGTATCGTGCCCATTTCAGGAGGCGGTACGGGAACTACGACAGGAGGCGTCACCAACGCACTCGAATATTACGATGGTACGAAACTGACCAACGGTCCCGCTACAATTATTCCTACCCTTACGGGCGTCGTACCAACATTCCAAAACAATCAGACCTATGCCGGTATTCTCAGACTCGGCGACTCGTTCAACAACTTCCTCAGCAATGCGTCATTCGAGTTTTGGCTAAACGGCACTTCGGTCGCACCGAACGCCTGGACGACGCAAGGAAGCCTTACCGTCGCTCGTTCAGCAGCTGGGAATGCGACAACAGGACAATACTCCGTGGTCCTGAATACGACCGCATCAGACGATAAGATATACCAGGATTTCACTGCTACCAGCTCAGTCCCTTACACGCTCTCATTGTGGGTAGCACGCACGTCAGGAACAGGCAACGCAAGCCTCATCGCTCAGGAGGAAGGCGGTAGCTTTACCGAATACGTCAATGTATCCTGCCCTACGGCTGCGACATTCTCACTCTGTATGGCGACATTCACCAAGCCCGCTGACGGTGTGAACACTGTCCGCTTCAAGTTCGCGTCGGAATCGAATACCGCGACAACATGGCAGATAGACGAGGCCATGCTCCAAGAGGGAGACCACCTAGCGACAGCTTTTCTGCCTGCGTATATCGACGATACCAATTCACAGAGTATCTACGGCGCAAAAACATTCTTCTCTACCACTACGGCTGCGGGCATAAATCTCACGAGCGGATGCTTCTCAATCGCTGGCACCTGTATAGGGTCAGGATCTGTTACTAGTGTTAGTGCCACATACCCCTTGTCTTCAACAGGTGGTGCAACTCCGGTAATCTCGTCGGCCACGAGCTCCGCATCCTCGGCTGGTGTCTTGTCCGCTGCAGATTGGACAACATTCAATAACAAGCAGTCTGCAATATCTCTCACAACAACAGGGACTGGAGCAGCAACTTTCGTAAGTAACGTACTCAATATTCCGACACCAATAATTCCTGCCGCTGCAAATCCAACTGGTAGCATCGGTCTCACAGCAGTCAATGGTTCAGCTACCACCTTCATGCGCTCTGACGGAGCTCCAGCACTCTCGCAGGCGATTGTTCCAACATGGACTGGTCTACATACCTTTACGGCAGGTTGGCTCTCAACAGCCTCTTCAACGGTTATAGGTAATTTTACCGTGTCAGCTTCTACCACTACGCTCAACTCAACACTTATGGTTGCCACTTCATCTCCAGTAGCATTCCAGGTATGCGATATATTTGGAACATGCGGAGTCACGGTTAACACTGCCTCAACGACAGGACCTATATTCACCGTGGCAGCCACGACATCGACGAATACGAACCTCATCACGCTGTTCTCGGTAGACCAGTACGGGCATCTCATGGCATCCAGTACTCCGGCGAAGCCGACGGTGTCATCCTGCGGGACAGGTACCCCAGTGGTCACCACAGGCTCCAGCGATACGGTCGGAAGCGTCACGACGGGAACGGGAGCTCCGACGGCCTGCACCATCACCTACGGTTCTCCGCTCCAGTTCGCCGCCATTCCTTTCGTGACCGATACCAGCGGCACGGTGACTGCAATAGACGTGACTTCCTACTCTACGACTGGATTCACCATGACATTCGCGGCGGGACTTACTAGTATAAAAATAGGATGGTTCACCATCCAAGGCGCGGCAAGCCTCTAGTATGAGAAATATCTTCTACAGATTCACAGCAGTAGCGTTGAGTGTCATCATCACAGCGGGCATCTTCTATTTCAACGTCCCTGAGGCTTACGCGACCACGACGACTTTCACCACATCGGGAACATGGACTGCTCCTGCTGGTGTCACTTCAGTACAAGTAAACGCATGGGGAGCGGGAGGGGGTACAAATGCCAATGTCACTGGACTCAGTTGTGGTAGTGGCGGTGGCGGCGGTGGCGGATATTCTGGACTCAATTCATTTTCTGTCACTCCGGGCAACATGTATGTAGTCACCGTAGGTATCGGCGGAGTCGCTGCGGCAAAAAATGTCAGCGTCGGACCGGCAGGCGGAGATTCTATGTTCTCTGCTTCATCGACATTGCTTGCAAAAGGGGGGCTTGGTGGATTTAATGCATGTAATGGCGGCTTCGGTACTGGGGGCACAGCAGCATCGGGAGTAGGAGACGTTAAGTATTCAGGTGGTGATGGGGGTGTGACTGGGAACTCTAGCGACAACTCTGAAGGCGGCGGCGGTGGTGGTGGTGCCGGGACAACTGCAAATGGTGGAAAGGGTGGAAGTGGGTCAACGGACTTTCCTCCACTGGGAGGCACGGGAGGTTCTATCGGCGGGGGGGCGGGCGGCCAAGGTGACACTGGTTCAAATAGTAACCAGAGTGGATTTTCTAATGGTGGAGGAGCAGGCGGCACAGCATATGGAAATACTGTACCAGGGCAGTCAGGAGCACGCGGTGAAGTAGATATTACTTATACAGTCGCTCAAGTCCTAGGACCTGCCACTGTCACCGTCAAAGCCCCTCTTATTATAAGAAAAAGTACAATAATCAAATAATTCTATGGATACACCAACGATTCAGTCAGTGGCAGCAGATGGGTCAGTCACGCTCGTACCCGCTCCGATAACGACTTCGATTGACGAGCTGACCCAGAACGTAGCGGACACTCAGACAGGCGTCAACAATTGCCAGAGCGATGTCGATTCCCTCACTAAACGGCTCTCAGATGCCCAGAATACCCTTACGACGGCCCAAGCATCATTAAGCGCTGCTCAGGCGCTCCTTACGGCGGCACAGCCGATGATGGAAGCTGCAATCGCTGCCGCTCCTACCGCGACACCGATTCAAGCAGGACAAGAAGACATACAATCCTGATATGAATTTTTGCCACTCACACGAATGTACTATAGATTTCTGCTCCCTTTATTGGAGCAATCCTCACTTCTTCCATGTCTGATGAAACGAAAGTAGCCTCTGAGGCTGCAACCGCAGAATCAATCAACGCCACAGCAGTGGCAGCCGAGGCTCTGCAAAAAGCACAGGAAGCCCAGATGCTCGCTGTAGTGACTAAGGCTTTCGAGGCTACTTTCAATATCACGGATAACAACGGTCAGAGAAGGTTCCTCGACGTCACCCGTGTCCCTTTGATATGCCAGAGTATAGTGGGAATCAGCCAGAAACTAGAGAGTATAGAAGAAAACATGGTCACTAAAGAAGTCTTCTGGCCTGTTAAGGTATTGGTTTACGGATTCGTCGGACTCAGTATGACTGCGATTGTCGGAGCCCTCTTCGCACTCGTGATAAAATAAAGATATGAAAGTTCCAATTAGCAGAATGGGCAGGTATCACCGACATGTAGGACAGCTTTCCCATCACAAGACATTCGGGACTGCACTCGTATTTCCTGCAACTCTGGGACGTACACCACAATACATCCAAGATCAGCAGAATACCGACTACTGCACAGCTTTCGCACGTACCGCTGCCGCCTCCTATCTTCTCAACCGTCAGATGAGCGTGGAGTACCAAACTGCTAAGGAAGGGGAATTGAACAATACTCCTATCTATAATGGGACTACACCCAATATCGCAGACGGAGTAGGCCCTAATTACGGTTACCTGCCCGAAGAACAGTCACCCCTGCACTTTGCTACCGATGGATGGATAAAGCCCGCTGTATGGCAGAATTACCCCCCTACGCTCGATGGACAAGCCATCGTAAACGCTCAAGGGCAGCCTTTTGATGTGTGGTGCGATTATGACTCAATCAAGGGGGCATTGATGCAAGGAAAAGACGATAACGCCGTAGTAGTTGCCAATGGTTTTTGGTACCAGGAGTGGCAGAATTCTGTAAACGGAATCGTCCCCGTGCCTACGAGCGCTCCTATAACCCGCCACAGCTACGATTTTATCGACTGGAAGACAATAAACGGCACCGAATACCTCGTAGCCCAGCTTTCTCAGGGCACTTCATTCGGAGACAACGGACTTATATACATGTCCCGTGACGTTATAAACGCAGCATGGGCCAACCCTGTGTTCAATGGGATAGGTTGTTCTATCACGAGAAAAGGCACTGGAGCGACTCCTGTACAGATACAACTATCAGCTATGAAGAAAGCAGTTCAATACCTCGGGGAATTATTAACCTTAATGGGGGCTAAAATATGAACCAGTGGTTATTCGACACTCTAGAGGCTTTCATCGCTACCCTCGTCAAAACCCGTGATACACTTTTACTAAGGAAGCCAGCGGAAGCTGTAGCATTACCAATTAGCGTAACAACTATGCCAGAAAATAATGTAGACACCCTCGTACCATGGACAGGTAAAGAGAATTGCCGTCACAACGTGCGTGTACTGTGTGATTTAGAAGGTTTGACCGTAGCTCAGAAAGAGGACATGTCTTCTACGGTGAATTGCGAGAGTGGATACAATCCAAATATCTGCAATCTTAATTTCACGGATGGAACAACTGCTGAATGTCTATATCCTGATATACAGTCAGCAATCGCCTCTCATGTAGCGCAGGGCAAAAAAGTAGCATCAATTGATTATGGAATCGCCCAGATCAATGACTACTACCATATCGGAGAAGGTAAGGACTTCAGCTCGGCCGAAGCAGTAATACAAAACCCTGAACCCGTCATCCGCTGGATGGCGAAACAGTGGATCGCAGGGAACGGTCGATTGTGGGTATGCAAACTTAGAAATATGAATGTAAACTATTCCTCATAATATGAACTTCAATTGGTCACTCTTCAAGTCACGCCTCTTCTGGTCAGCCGCAGTACTTGGTCTTTACAACTGCCTCATAGTCGCAGGCACGTTCTATGTATCACCATACCTGACGGATGTGATAAACATACTCGGCTTCATCCTCATTACTTACCTGCACGTAAATCCTAGCCAGCAGTACAATACTGGCTCAATAAAAAAATAGTATGCCCATTCTTCTCTGGCTCCTCGGAGTCCCGTTATCACTTATTATTATCCTCTATCTTCTGCACGTAATATAAAATATGTGGCCTACAATAATTAAGATAGTGCTCGCGATTGTCGCCATCATAGTCACATCGGTATATCTTGCTCCACTTCTCGTATCATTATTCCCTCCATTCGGAGTATTGATCCTGATATTGATATATATCGGTATCGTCTACTGGCTTCTTGCAGGCCCGAATCTGTTTTAGAATAATCGGTTAGTTGTCCGTGAAAGCGGGCACGACAGGGGAATCCGCTACGAAACTGGCGGATCTTCCTGTATACTATGGAAAGAGCCCGCCTTCTCTCTCGCGATTGAAGTCAGGCTGCACCAAGACTCCTCTGTTTACCAGGAGTCTTTTTGCATTAAAGGCGTGCAATCAGATATATCAATCCTGCAAACCACAGGAGAGAAGCGAAGAATACTCCTAACCACATGCATAACTCGAATATATTCCTGTGAGGGTCCATATCAAAAGTATAGCAGCCACTTTCATGGCTGCATTTTAATCACATAAAGTGATGCGTTGCTGCGAATATGAGCAACAGTGTTCCGAATATCATCCCAAGTCCTACTTTTACTTCGTATACCATCTGATTCTCCTATTGATAGATCTTATACGTAGTCACTACGGGAGCTTCGTATGTCTCAAAGCTTCCATTGATCTGCGCCTGTATATCCTTGTAGTTCTCAATGCACGCCGTTGAACAGAAATCGTGATGCTTATATTTCTTGTTCGATGAACGATTGTACTTGATGCCACAGTAGTTACATCTGCAATTCAAGACCATTTCAACCTCCCTTATCTTAAGGAATTATAGCACTTTATATAGTTATTTATGATAAGTCTTTGTGCGCGTGGTAATACTTACTATCTCGAATTTTCTTCTTTTCATATAGGACCGGATTATTCATTCGGCGCTCATTTGTTATACGAGTAAGGCAAGTCTTGCAGTAAGAGCGGGGATAGTATGTACCAGTCTTTTTATGTATGTAGAATCGAAACTCGCTTAGAGACTTCATTACGAGACACCTCTTGCATCGTTTCAATTCCTCCATATTCATTCTGATTTACCTGATTCGATAATCCATGAAAGCAATTCCTCATTAGTGACCATTTTCTTGTCAGTTATTCGGTCTTCATTGAGCCACTGGCGCATCAATCCAATCTTACTAATTACTCGTTCCCTTTCCTCACGGATTCCTTGTTCTTTACCATCTTCTAAGCATTGGACACAGCACTCATTTTCACCTGAATGTCTCTCCTCACGGCCTTGTTCAATAAGCATCAATGACTTGGCCTTTCCCCATGCACTTTTCTCAAACGCTTCTTCGATGTCCTCCTCACGAGTACGGGAGATTACTTCGTTGAGCTTGGAGCGAAGATATTTAGTTAAGGCAACAGTATTCTGAATGTTCTCATTGCCATAAATAGGTTCTTTTGGATTGTATCGTGGTGCAAAGGAAGGGTGGTTCACAAATTCAGTAATAGCTTCTTCAACCAAGTCATCAGTGGCGGGGGTATGACATTCACATTGAGGATAACCACATACCTCATATGGGTCTCCATCCCATACTTTTACTTCAACACAATCTGGACAGCACCTCGTAGTCTTATTGTCTTGTGATTCGAGAGTCATAGCCATGCAATGATAGCTATTATTGCCCATCCTGCGCCGATAGCATGACTGCTATATATCCATGCCCAGCAGCTTACGAAAGCAAGTCCGACTACGATAATTGCCTTGGCAACGTGTTTTTCGTTCATAACTCCTCAATGTGCTTAGTAATCGATACTCGTAATGTATTACCCCAGTACTCAGGACTTGTCTCTCTATTCACGCTTGGGTCGTGCTCATCAATAAGAGCCAGTGCCGCCTCAAGCGCCTCCCGAGCTGCTTCTTTCCTCTGTTGTGAGATGAAGTCTTCAAACCACTCATTACCAGATTCAAGCACTTCGTCGGGGAATATACCTTCATACGCCTTTTTGTATTGCTTCCTAAAATCATCGCGCCATTCTTCTGTCATAGGTTTATTAGAAATTAGTTCCATAATAAAAATTGATAACTTCTATATCATTGAATAGAAGCGACGTGAATAAGAAGAAGGGCAGAAGAGGTAAAAGTAAAATCGCACGTATTATTTTCCATATCATAGGTTTATTTGTCAGATTTAGCTACTAATTTCTTTGGAAGAGAGTAGGTGATGGTACACGGTACGACGATGTCGCATAACTTTGATGAGTTTTTCACCGCATCCTTCTCATTCTCATATATCTCGAAGTTTTTCTTCTTTGAGGCGCAACAAATTGAAATCCATGCTTTCTTCTTCATAGGTTTATTTATTAGTGATTAAGGGACGGACACCACAGAATGTCCGTCCTATGCGACTAATGAGCTAATAAGGTAAGGTACATAAATTTAAGATATGCCGGAATGAATCCTTTTACATAGCGCCATTTACTCCAGTTAAATTCCCCTGTGTGGCCTTCTCCGAATAGAAACCACTCTTGGTACTCATTCCAGTCCCCCATCACATAATGCTGGGATTTTCTAACGAAGAATTTATGTGCGCTATATATCTTCTTTAGGTTGGATTCACGTTGAGTCATATTATTTTCATAGTTCAAGGCCGCGTCTATTTCCAATCGGTGTTGAATTTTCAAAACAACCACGATTAATTCCTTCTGTGAGTACTATTCCAAGTCTTACTATTGCGCCATTCATAGCAAGCTGTTCAGCGTCACTAAGTTGGCGGTATTGCTTATTAAGCATTAGGCTCAAAAGCATTTTTATATCTTCAATGTCATTTTTCATATAATCATTAAGTACATAGAAGGGTTAGTAAGCGTTATTGAGTTTTTCTTGTTTTATCGCGATTCGTACACAATCCTTGCAAAGGTCATATATCTCTCCACGGGAAATAACCATTGTTGTTGCTTTGTTAGGGCATTTAGTATCGCCGTATTTCGCCTCGCAGTCTTCCCTCATACAGTCTTTTCTAAAGGAATAAAGGTAACGTGATCGCTTATTTCATTAGCGGCTATGAGTGCTTCTTTGAGGATCTCTACAGCCTTCTTAGCCTCTTTTCTTGACGAGAAAGCGTTGCCGAAAGCTATCCTGCTTTGGTGTTTGACCGAGGATACTATCAGGGACTTTTGAATTTCTCCGCGCGAGTTCACGAACCAGCATCTATCTTCTTTGAAGACCTCGCCATCCAAGATTATATATTCCTTGTCTGACCATACGCCTTTCCGGTATATCTCTTTTTTCAGTTGATCGACATCGACCTTTACTTTCACTCTCTCCCGTATCGCGATAGGTTGCATACTAAATAAATCTAACCTGAGGATGATAATACTGATTATTCTCATCAATATGCTGAGAACGCGAGGCGTTACGCACCATGGATACTTCTATCTCAAGCTGCCTGATCCATTCAGGAGTCATGTACGGATAATTCATACTGATGCCTTATCAGCTCCGTAGAACTTCTCGACATCTGCGCGAGCCATCTCGGTTAGCTTATAAAGCTTGATACTGCCGTTTGCGATAGTCGCGGCGATAGGATGACCGTCTTGAATATGGAGTATCACGTTGCTTTGGATTGAAGTTATATCTGGCATGTTATTTTTCAATTAGTTTCTTTGCGGTTAATAGTCTAAGCTCGTTCAAAACTTGGGTAGTCAGGAGGTCATTTGCAACAATCTTAGCCTTTAATTTGTTGTACATGTCGTCTTCGAGACGCTTAAGTACCTTGTTTCTTATGTCACCCATCGCTTCGTAAAGCCAATGATCTAAGGTAACTTTAGCTAAAGTAAAGTTGGCCTCATACGTATAACCAGGACTATCTTTTCTTCTGAAGAAACGACTTACGAAATCCATACTATTTCAAGAATGTTCCTACATGTTTAAACGCACCGACGAAGCCTCCATTGTCCTTGAATACCCAGAGCTCTTTATCGTCCTCGGTGTAGCCGATCTCCTTGAGCCAGGCCTGGTATTTAATACTCGCTTCCTGCTGCGTCTTACGATCTTCTTCAGCGCGATCGTCGGCCTCTTTCTGTGCTTGAGCTTGTATAATTTTGTCCTGAGCAGCTTTCTCAATGCGATCGGCCTCTAGTTTGGCATCGTCGATTATTTTTTTT